AAAAGTAGTGGTAGCTGCTGCGCCTGTGCCGTCTTTGACCACAACAAAGTCTCCCGCGCTTGGAGATGCGGGTAGAGTGATTGTAATACTGCCTGCCGTAGCAACTATAAAGGATGCTGACGTAGCCGTGAGACTGACTCCCGTAAGAGATGGAGCAGGATAACCCGCTGCCTCTGCCGCTGATATCCATGTGCTTCCGTTAGACTTTAATACGTTACCGCTAGTGCCAGGAGCTACAACTTGAACAGCCGAAGTGCCGTTACCAAGCACTACATTATTAACCGCTAACGAAGTTGCGCCCGTACCGCCATTGGCTGCAACAAGCGTACCTGCTAGCGTAATGTTTCCAGATGACGTGATCGGTCCTCCAGTAGGCGCTAGCCCTGTAGTGCCGCCCACAACATTTACAGAGTTAACTGTTCCTGTGGAGCCGCCAGTGGACGCAATCTCAGTAACCGCTCCTGAAGAATTCTTAAAGAACAATTTGCCGTCATTAGTGTTAATTGCTAACTCACCGTCAGCTAAGTTTCCAGCAGTAGGAACAGCTGAACCAGTCGCGGTGCGATACAATTGAATTGGTGTAAATCCTGTTTCAGCCATTTTAGTCTCCGCTTATTGAAAATATCATTAGAAAGTACCGCCAGTAATTCCAGTGGTTGCAGTTACAGTAGTGAAAGATCCTGCAGCTTTCGTTGAGCCTCCTATCACAGCATTGTCTATGGTTCCGCCAACGATAGTCGGAGCAATTGGAGACGCTAGCTTTGCTGTGGTTACTATACCATTACCCAACTGATCCGTAGTTAACGGTACGTTGGTTGGCGCATTACCAATATATGGATTAGACATTAGGTTATCTCCAGGATTGATAAGACAGCGTCTACTGAGGCTGCTGCGCTTGAGTTAACTTTGATTGAGTCGCCGGTTATCAAAACAATCTTCTGATTGCCGCCTACTGGCACGAGAGCGCCTCCTACGGGAACAGGAGCATCTTTGACGACATAGGTGTCGTTAGCCCCATCATTTACCGTGACATCGATATTAACTGTTGCGGCGCTAGTGTTGGCTACAGTTAAGCCTATGACCGTGGTCTGAGTAGAAGCGCCTACAACGTAAGACCCCACTGCGGTAAGTGCCGTGCCTATGCCCCTAGAAACTTTGCGTGTAAATGTATTTGCCATGTTATTCCTTTACCCTAGTGCAACAGCTAACGCTATTACATCATCAGTCGTTACGCCAGCAGCCGGAGTAGATGAAGCCCAAGCAGAGCCAGTAGAAGTAAGCACGTTACCGCTGGCGCCAGGGGCGGTTATTCCCGTGCCTCCGTTCGCTGCAGCTAACGTGCCTGCCAATGTTATGTCGCCCGTAGTGCCTGTATTCGGGGTTAACCCGGTAGATCCTGCGCTAAAGCTAGTTACTGCTGCCGTTACCGCTGTCGTCCACACAAAAGTTGAACCATTCCACTTTAAGAATGTGTCCGTTACAGTGGGAGCAGTTAAAAAGTCGCTAGCCCCTGAGCCGGTATTATATACTATTCTATTTGCCGCTCCCCCCGCTACATTAGTGGCGCTTGCGGCAGTGCCAGATATTGAAATACCCCAGGTTCCTGTCGCGCCTGTTCCGTCAGTCTGAGGAGCTCCAACATTTGCTGCAGTCAATACGACAACGCCTGTCTGTCCATTCACTGATACAACAGAGTTCGACTGATCAAGTTTCTGCCAAACAGCACCACTAAACACTGCCCAGTCACCAACAGCCCAGTCTGTTATTCCGTCAAGATTGGTTGTTCCTGCAACGCTTACTATATAATAGTGACCCTGAGTTCCAGTTCCTGAAGCCAATGTAGGGGAGTTTGTTGCTGCATTCCACAAACCCTGAAACGCCAATCCTGTCTGAAAAGAAGCCGTTGTTACTCCAGTTATTACGCCCTTTGCATCAACTGTGACAACAGGTATTAAAGCAGAAGATCCATACGTTCCAGCAGTTACGCCAGAGGCAGGTAAATCAGCGTTAACCAAAGCTCTGAAAGATGTCGGAGCATCGGCGCCAGCGGCTGGACCTCCGTAAAACACATTGGCTGGCTGATCAGTCTGAATAAGAGCAGATCCCCAGGTGTAAGCTCCTGTGCCGCCAGATACTAAAACTTGTCCAGAGGCGCCTGCTGCTCCTAATCTTATGGTGCTTCCGCCGCCGTAAGCTATAGCTCCAGGAACGCTGGCATTGGATATTCCCGTGCCTCCCTGGTCAATAGGCAAAACGCCGTCTATTTGATTTTGATCTGACAAATCTACTGGAGGATGCTGATGGTCTCCTCGTGAGAGCTCGTTTAGAGTTCCTGCAGAGCCATTAGTCGTTCCGGTTAATGGTGCGGTGTCTTCAAAGTCTGCCGTCAAGGTTACGTTGGCGTTAAGGTTTCCTCCGCCCTCTAAACCTGCTCCTGCAATTATCTGCCGGCTAGTGGGTACATAACCTGCAAGGACAGCAGGAACTGAAGATATTGCTGTAATGCGCCCTGTCGCGTCTAACGTGACAACAGGGATATTAGTACCATCGCCATAAGTTCCCGCAGTAGCGCCACTGGCTGCTAACTGAACTGTTCCTACGCCTCCGTTAGCAATGCTCAGAGTGACATCGGCGCTGAGAGGTCCGCCGCCTGTCATTCCAGTTCCGGCTATAACTTGCCGAGTTGTTGGCACTCCAGCTACTTGAAGAAGATCTCCAGCCCGAATCTGATAGCTGACTCCTTGATAAGTAAAAAGAAGCAGTCCGTCAGCAGATGCAACCGGAGCAGTAGGAAGCTGAGTAACTCTGCTGGGTATTAAATTACTTGGAACATTTGCGGTCATTAATTCATCTCCAAGTATTTATTACCATCTTCAGTAACAATGAACTCGTCTCCAGCTTCTTGAATGACGCCGGCAGGATGTGTGTCTATGTTTGTGTCGGGCCTATTAAAAGGCAAGACAATTTGATCTGGTTGCCTAGCTGGCAACAAATAAGGGTCGTATTCGTCTTTATCAGCCGCGCAAACCATGAGTCCAGGAAAATTAGGATCAGGCGAAAGCTCAGATAGTAAGAACTTGCAAGAGCATCTAGCGCATATCGCAATACCAAATGTGGGCTGACCTCTCGGATCAAGGTAGATACTCACGCCGTGTAAGCTCCTATGCCGGGATTAATTTGAATGGGAGACCCATCATTGTCTCCATCCCAGGCTCTTTGCATGCTCATAGCGGCTTTAGCATCAAGCATTGGCATAAGTTGAGCATCCGCTGAAACGGTTTCAGAGCAGACCCTAGCAGCCAGGCCGTTTATTACAGCCTCTAACCAGCGGTTAGGTATCTCTATCTCTTGCTGTAAGTTGTCTGTATCCATTATTTGACGATGACGCCAAAGCACTAACTGATACTTTTCAGAGGCAGCACTGGGCGCCGGCCAAAGATTAACAACAGGCTGCGGAATATCGCGCTGATAATAGAAGCTGCTTGGACGGCCAGCAAAGACTAAATTGCTCTGATTGACGTAGTTGTCTCTGCTTAGAATGCCCAAAGGAATGGCTTGAGGCATGTTACCCAAAGTTATTGAGGTAAAAGAGATGGTCGAAGCGCCGTCTGTAGGAATTATTCTGAAGTATTGTTTAGCTAAAGCTCCAGTTATTTCACTCCAAGTAATATTGCCAGCTACCGCCGTAGAGGCTGTTGAGAGGTTTAAACTGGTCGAAGTTCCGACTGTAGTCCACGCAATATTGTCAGAACTGGTCTGAAAAGTGACCGGAATAGCCGCCGCAGACCACTTAATTCCGATGAAATTGACTATTGTGGGAGTGGTAAAATTGACCAAATAAGACGTATTTGTCGTCGTTACAGTGCCGCTGAGCTCTTGAAGTACGTTTAAATTCAAGTTTAAAACGTCTATTGTGCCTTTGGGGAGCGTCACAATTTGGTTATTTTCGTATAAAGGCAGTATTTGCTGCTCTATGCACCAGGCAGGCGTGCGAATATTAGCCAGCTCATCCAACATAAAAGAAAGAGAGTCGAGACCGTACTCTTGCATTTCTGAGGTTATAGCTTGAGCAGGCAGGCGACATCGCCTAAAGGCATGATCTACTACCTTCAGAGCGTTGAATGTTTTTACGCCAATGTTGCCGGAATAAGCCATATAGT